TTGCTGCCAGTGTATCTAGGGTATAATCTTCGAAGCCTGATTGGTCACACTTCTTGCAGCGCCATTCGATCATCTGATCGATTTCGCGCAATGTAATTTCATGTAGATGTGTAGCTTGCGGAATATATTTAGTCTTTGTACTAAGGAAACGTTGCTTTATTTCTTTCCATGTAACCGATTCTTCTCCGACTGGTACAGTCGTGTGATGCTCGCATGGGGCGATTGTGTGTTCGTAAAGCTCAGTAATAGCGTGTACACGAAGGGCGGGCGACACCCGTCCCCTAGCTGCTTGTGTCACATATTGACGCCAGGGCAAGGACACTTCTCCACGACGAACGATACCGCTTCCTGGCTCTGGTTCCAGCAGTCGTTCCGTGTTAAAACGCCGCCAACGCTGCAATGGAGTCATGCGAGCTAGATCCCACAAAGTAGGGTCGTTGTGCCGCAGTTGTCGCTCACTCACATAGGGAACTGGCTTAGAAATGATTGTGGGTGCCAGCTTGCTAATCTGCTCGCGTGTCAACGCTGGTGCTAGCGCCCGGCCTACTAATCTGCGTGTCTCTAATGTGTACATTGATTCTCAGTCGTTAGTCGTGAAATTGCAGATTCCTTCTGCTGCTGCCATAGCTGTCGTACTATTGTCAGCACTAGTAGTTACGAAGCGAACCGATAGTGCAGTTGCGAAACTTCCACCATCGACGCTAGGCATGTACGAATTTCCTGCGTTGGCCGGCAGGTAGAGAGTTACGATTGGTGAACTAGCTGACGTAGGAGAAGCTACATTGTACAAATGAGCCCAGGCCGGCGTGCTAGCATTGCTATTAGTACAGCTAGCATGATAAAGAATCTTGGCGCCCGTCCCAACCTGAGTAGCATCTTGGTTAGCACCGCTAGCTGTCTTTACTCGACGGAGTGTTTTGCCAACCTCACGAAGCGTTACAAACATGTTCCCTTGCAGGTCAATGTAACAGGGATTCTGGTTTGTGTTAGTAAGAGATGGCGCGCTAGATACCGCAACACACGGCAATACAGGCGTCTTGGCAGTTGCATTAGTAGAGTTATCCGCGCCTCCGATTAGAGGAGTGCCATTACCGTAATGAACATTTACCGATTGGGCAACTACGCTAGTCGGAACTAGAAATAGTGCTAGTGTTAGTGCGAGAATCAGCTTTTTCATTTTGCTTACACCTCCCCGAAGTATTCAAGCTTCTGCGCGGCGACACTAGCTATCGCGTGAATCACATTCAAATTAGCAACCTGCAAGTCTTCGATCCAATCGCCCGGACGCAAGCCCAAGCCGTTGTTCAAAGTTAGTCCCGTAGTGCCAATGTCCACCCTAGCAGTTGGATCGTTTGTCGGCAAGGCGCGTATACGAAATCGGCGTGCCACAACAGAAACTGATAAAGCGGCTTCAGAACCAGTTGCCACTGTCACGACTCCACTAACTACTGCAGTAGCATTTAGTTGAGTTACTTTCACAGGTAAGCCATTAGCTTCAGTTATATGTGTCTGCACATTCGATTCACCGTAGGCCATTTTGGTGTATGGCCAATTGTGCAGACTCCCGTCCTTATCGACTTTGAATGGGACCGGGCCGCCACTTCCTACGCCGCTAATTGCTTCGTCTGACATTTCGCTAGTCCTTTGCGATCCGTAGGGAGCAGCCCTTGCCGATCCATTGTGATATGTTTATGTCATCGGCCGGGCACCCATGCAAGCACATGCCCATTGCTTCGAGAACGCCGTCCGGCCGTAGCATCATAATTGACATGCCCGGATAGCGTATCTCCCATGCCTTGCAATAGGTGGCGCCCGGTATTCCGATAACGTCGTCGATGCGAAGGTTGTGGCAATGCAACTGCATTCCGTTTTTCACAGCCGTACAGCATTGCCCACAACGATTGCACTCACCTTCGAGACGAAGGACTGGAAGACTACGTTGTGCCATCGTCAGTGATCTCGACCCAAGCGCCCTGCGAGAACGCAGCGGTCATGAAACGTATAACTCGGACGCAGATAACTCCAGCTTGTGTGACTCCACCATGCGCGTAAACCCAAGTGTTGTCACCGGCCGGGCCTTTGGCAATCGCCCTTGCGTCAGCTGCTGCTACCGTGCTAAAAGCTGCCATGTCGCTCTCCCTTGTCTATCGTTGAAGAACTCGCGTGTCCATCCCGACATGCTACGGACTACGTGACGGAATTCTGGCAAACGATTCATCTCTGAAATGACTTGATTGCGAATGCCGGGTTCTCCGTGCGGAGAGTAGTTGATGCCGTGGCCCTCGAAAAAGCGGCGACAAGGACTACCCGGACACCCGGTCAGGATAATCGGAGCGCAACCCATGATCCATGCAATTTGCATTGCGAAATAGCCTGACAAAGCGAATAGCGGATTTAGCTTATCCCAATCAAACCAGTTCGGATTCTCATCTAAAAGCTTTGGCCGAATGTTATAGGAATGGAAACTGATCTTAGTTTCGTGTTTAGGATGGATGTAGCGGACCCAACGCCATGTTTCGAGGTTGGGCGCGTGCAACGAACACCAGTGGTCAACATGTGGGAGGAACATGCCAACGTCGTTGACCGCGAAGATCAAGGCAGTTGGGAAGGCCGGGCGTATCTCATCGAGATCGAGGAAACAAGAGTGGGCACTGCCCACGATTATAGCGGCCTGGCCCTTTGCGCTGTCTATTAGACTAGCGACGTTGCCATTGCCACTATAACCGTGAGCCTGCCAGGAGCTTCCATATGTGCCCATTCCTGGCATGTTGAAGTTAGCCATTTAGGCGACTGGCAACACCGTGAAATGACCCTTTAGGATCTTGCCAACGGTGATTGCCGCGCCCGCATCTACCGCGACGACGATTGTTTCCGCGGCCGGGCGATAGTTGTAGGCACCTACCGCCAGGCCCGTTACCGACAGCCCGGTCGTTGCAAACGACGTTGCCGCCAAGTAACGCGCGGCCGAACCAGCATCGCCGAGTGCGATTGTCACCGATGTTCCGAGTCCGTCAGTGATTGCGAACAGGCCAACTACAGCAGCATTTGCCGGCAGGCGACAAATGTTGTAGGTATCGGCGATGGTCGCTGGCGAGAGCCCGATCAACTCGAACGGAATCGCAACCTGACGCGCGTAGACGTTACGAGCATCTTGTAGATACTTGTTGACCCACGCGCTCGCGTAACCCGCAGTGTCACGAAGGACAGCTGACATTGTCGTTTTCCTCCTTTCCCTTAGTTTTCTTTCACGTCGTTAGAGACAACGCCACCTTCCCAGACACGGCAAGGCGCCATCATCATCGCCTGACGTACCTGGATAGGCCGGGACTGGAGGTCAACACGCACATCGATTGTTGGAGGGCCGGCCGGACGGCCAATAGCAAGGCCGAGTGCCGACTTGTGGAAGTGAACGACAACACGCGCGCCCGCACCGGCACTACCCAAAGGCAGCATCCGGCCCAGCACTGTCGTACCATCGGTTGACACGACGTCTGGGATTTCAACCCATGTGAAACCTTCCCACACGAGTCCATTGATCGTGCCGCGATCGTGGATTTGGTTCTTTGTGAAGTCTGACGATGATGCCTGCGTGATCGCCATTAGATCGCGAACCTGGCCGGGCGAGTACAACGTGATACGCTCGCCAAGCCCTTGTGGAACACCTGACTTCGACAACAGTTCGTTGGCACCGATAATGTCAACCAACGCCCACGCTGTCGAACCACCGATGTTCTTGCGACGTGCCGAAGGCAGCGCCAACGACGTGTAGGTGATGACGCCCGTGCCCGCAGCGACAGCCGCGACCTGCACACTACCAAGCAAGCCGTCGATAATGTGCTTGTCCGCGCGTCGGCCGATGGCGTACACGATAGTACGCGTATAGCCGTTACGCGGTTCGATCATCGCACGAAGCGAGTTCTCGTCAGACACTAGGACTGCGGCATCGGACGAGACCAACGTGCACGCCCGGCGCGAATGCTCAGGATTGAGCACCTGCATCGGGGCAAAAGGTGAAACAACGTCATTCGCCATAACGTTGCCCAGCCGATCGAAATGATCGATCGCACCAGAAACGTTACGGTGAACCATGCCCGGATCGAGATACTTCTCCAACATCGATCCTTCCTGTTGATAGGTCAACAGGAGCATGTCGTGGAACCGCGGAACCCATGTTTGGTCAGCAGTTACGCTCATTGTTTATTCTCGCTGGTGGCGATCACCCAGCGGCCGGGTTCCCCGCACAATGCGGACCCTAGCCTGCGGCATTCGGGCCGTTTCCGGCATCGCTTCGCTCGGTGGACGTCGATGCAACGTTACCCACCTTATGCGTTAACGCTTCCTCGCTTCGTAATCACGAATGTGTTTGGCAACGACTTCGCCGGGCATCCCGACCATTTCTACGATACGATCCTGGCTATAGCCACGCGAATGTGCGTTTTGGATCGCGTCGACGATGGCCGGGTGGTTCACGCTGACACCACGCACGGTGTTTTCACCATCGAACGTGCGCCCTTTGGTGTCCTGATCCTTCGGCTCGTCTGCCATCACTTATACTCCTTTTTACCGTGCGCGGCGGCACGTTTTTCGGACAGCATTATCGCGATTGCTGTCTTCCGCGATTTCACGATTGGACCATGCTTCGATCCAGAGTGGAGCTTCCCACGCTTGAACTTGGACATTACGGCTGTCCAAGGCATAGTCTAACGCCCGGTCCCTGCTAGGATCGTTGGCGTTGATGCGATTTCCACTTGGCCCTTGCCATACGCCTTTTCGTAGAGATCATCCGCTTTCTTCTTAACTGCTGGATCACCACGAAGCCAACCAAGATGATCGGGATGCTTCGTGTCATACATAATAGCTTGCAAGTATTCACGAGCTTCGATCTTCGCTTGCTCGTTACCCGCAGCACCCGCAGCCGTTCCCTCTTTGTTCAACGCTTCCATATATGAACTGTCCTGTTTCATCAATGGCGCTAGCCGCATCAACACCCGGAGGATGCCAGGGTAATCGGCAAAGCCACTGTCGTCAAACATCTTGCGCGCTTCAATGTCTGGAGTGCCATCCGCGTTGCGGAAGATCACACCGATAACTTGTTTGGCTTCCTCCATCCGGGCGTCGGTTTGGTCGCCAAACTCTTTCTTCATGGCTTCTATGCCAGCTTCGTACGATGTGTCGAAGGCTTTGATTCCTTCGGACAACGCTTCCTGATGGAGCGTGCGTAGCTCGTCCATCGCTGCTTTTGTCAAACCATGTTTGATGCCTAATTGACCTAGCCGCCCCGCCCGTTCCTCGTTCCACACCAAGCCCGCGGGTATGTCGGCCGGCGGCTTTATATCATATTCTTTAGGATCGGCAGGCGGCCGGGCGAGGATTCCAGCATCGTACAACTTCGGAAGATGATCCTTGCGCCACGTTTCTACTGCCTTGGTGTCCTTCGCGTCCACCTTCACAGGGATGCGAGCGCCCACCTCTTGATGTGCCGATACAGCTGACTTCAAAAACGTTGCAAAGTCGGGTTGTGACTTTACAAATTCCAACTCCCGCGCCGGCGTAGCCTTACCGCCAACGTCCACAGTTAGGTCAGCGGGCACCACTTCGTCAAACCAAGCCATTGTTACTCTCCACTGTTGCTGGGGGTGGGACTACGTACTTTGCTGGGCGCTGTCCGATGTCAATATTTTCGAGTATTGATTGAATAACCGACCGTCGAGCATCGTGTGCAAGAGCCACATTTGGATCGCTGCTTTCAGAGGTTCTGCAATAAATGTTATCGAGTAGATGTTGTAATACGATTTGTCCGTGAAAGGAGTTGAAGGTGATTGCATAGGCTTGTGCGATGTCCCGTGGCACGGCCGGCCGCCACATGAAGGTGAGCCAACGTTGTATAGTTGTGTTAAGCGGCACCCGGCATTGTCTCCTTTGCAGCTTTGATGAACGGAGCAACCTTGCCAGCCGACTCCGCAGCTAGCGCGATTTGCTCCTGCTGCTTTTGCGCTTGTAGTTCCGCGTCTTTCGCAGTACGGAAGGTTTCGAGTTGCTTTTCGTTGCGCATCCACTTCGCTGGGATGCCACGGTTCCGCGAGACACCGAGAACAACTTCGTCGAAGTCGAACCTGTCGAAGGCGTCAGGTGCAAGATTCGATAGAGGGGCGAGGTCTCCAAATACCATACCAAGCGCTTCCGCATCCGCGCTACGTTGCGCACGTGCGATTGGATTATCGAATTCAATTGCTAACTGTCCTTTCGATCGATTTAGATAGTCATCGAATTGTGGTGGGGGCGGGGCGAAGTCACCGCCAGCCATTTGTGTTGCAAAACAAATCGCGGAAATCCTGTAAAGTAACTCCCATTCGGTACGCCCGTACACGGGACCGAGCAATTGATAAAGGAGATTTAGCTTTTTGGCAAACTCGAAAGCCGTCATCTCCGATTTGTTGACTTCTAGCAACGCTAGAATGTGATCTACGAAGAAGATTTGACGAATTGATTTGCGCAATTCCTCTTCTTTAATCTGCGAGACCTCTGGCCGGGAGCCCGTTTCATACGGCTGTACAACATCGCGGATCGCCCGGCCATGTGTATTCACTGGCAACGGCGCCCCTGGCGTCAACTTGATCGTCCCAAAAATAGAATCCGTGTGATGCATGATTGGAGGCTGGATCTTCAACGCCCAATCCTGCAAGCCCATACGCTTTGCGCTGTTTAGCGTCCAGGTGTCGGGGAACGCAATGTCGCCCCGGCCCCGGCCAAATACCTCTCCTGGTGTTTGCTGATAACGCGGAATAGCGGCAGGGAAAACTCTGTAGCCACTCTCGTAAATAGTTGTCTTAGAATCGAACTCTGTCCAGCAGGAAGCCCAAGGCATTCCTCTAGCTCCATATCCTTGATCGGATTTGGGCCGGGGGTAAATAGAATGGATGAGTCGGAACGGCTTTTCAAGATCCTTCTCCGTAATTGCTTTTTGGATAGATTCGGGGAATTGGCCGGGCGTCATCGATTTCGCGCCCCACCGCTCCTCGATCTTCCCCGCAGTCATCCACCGCTCACGATCAAGCTCATTGATTAGCCCGTCCGGCCCTTCTGCAATAACGAATCTACCTGTCTTTTCAGCCGCGAAATAGAAACCTCTAAATCCTCTAATTGTGGCATTAACAGGTTGCGGGGATTCTTCACCCACGAGGCACCCAGTTCCAAATCCAACAAAATCCAACAAGCACTCAGTGCCTGTCGCATAGAAGAAAGAAGTTGCAAGACGTCGCAAGGTTCTATCTCGGCAATCTTCGAGCCATTCCATGATTGCATCATTGTCTTGCCTTGTATCCATAGGAGCATAGGGAACATAGTTAAGCCAACGCTGGCCGGGATTCATTACCTGGCCGGCGATAAACTGTGACATAAGTTCACCGGCCATTAGCGTTGTACTATCATAGACACCGCGGACCTGGCTATCTCCTACTGACATAGCGCCGTTTATGCCAACACGGCTTGGCGCGATGAAGGGCGCCATACGCGTCCAACGCTGGTCGAACTGGCCGCGCTCCGCAGAGCGGCGATTGAACAACGCAATGCGTTCGGCGCCGTTAGCTGCCATCGCTCTTACACTTTAGCCGCGAGTTGTTGATCTGTACTACGTTCTGTCCGCACACTTGGCAGTATGGCAACTCTTGACTGCCATACACAATCTTGTGGTTTAGGCTGAATGCTACATCGATAAAGAACTTCTCGTTCATGGGAATGCTGCCGTGTAAGCAGCAACGAGGGCCACCCGCGCCGCTTCCTTGTCAGTTTCCGCTGCCGTCAACGAAGCTTGGATACTAGCAAGCTGCAATGTCAACGCATCCACCTGCGTAGCAGCTGCGAAGAGCTGGTCGGCTGCCACTTTAATCGCGTTGTAATCTGCCAATTTCGTTTAGCTCCCGAAATACTGCTTTAGAGCAGGATCACTTTTGTCGGACATGTTCGATGCGATAACTGTTGAACGGTAGCCACGCGATAGCCGCCTACGGCGTTCAGCCTCCGCCCGCGCTTTCTGCACTTCTGGATCTTCCTTTTTAGATGGTGATTGCACCGGCTGCGAGCTACGAACGCCATTGCCACTCATTTACATCACACCCATTGGCACGCTACGCGGATCGAACTCTGTAATCACTTTGACCTCGCGATACTCGGGCAAGCCGGAGAACGTCAACGGCTCGAAGCCACCTTCAACGCCCGTTCGTAGGGCGTCCGCGCCATGCGAATACTGATCGTGGATGGGCTTTTCAAAAATCTGGCGTTGCTCATCGTACTTGCGCGCGTAGCGGATTAGGCATTCGATGCCGCGGGCGCAGCGAGTGCGGTCGAAACGGAACGTGTTGAACTGGCGACGAACCTGCTCGATTGACTCTTGGACGTTTGGAACGCGGCGTTCGACGAAGTGAACGTTGCGAAATCCGATTTGTGTGAAATATTCCTCGGCCGCGCGCCCGTCCCAAGGGAGTACGATGCGTCCATAGAGATAGTTGCGCTTCTCGCGCATCTCATGGGCGGCCCACTTTAGGTCTTTCTGCGCGCCCTCGACGTAGTCGATGAAATGGATCATGCCGTTGTAACGCTGGTAGAACCACATAACCATCAAATCGGACTGCCCGGTCCCTAGATCAAACAAAACGCCTACGGGCTGATTGTATACACACGGGATATCACAAATCCGGTTTTCGTTCTCCGCAACGCGCATGAGATCACCGTAAATGGTTCCGTGCTCAAAACCTGTGAAATCACACCAGTATTCTTCTCGTATATACTCAGGGCGTTTTCCCTCTTTAATTTCAGCTTGGATCTGCTCTGGGGTAACGACCGGGCCTCCATTTTCACCAAATGCATCTCTCCGGGTGTCCTCAACAGTTAGCTTTTGAACAAACCAACCGAGCCTGTTTAACGCTGCGCTATAGAGGTTGTTGCAAGCCATGTTGTAAAGGGCTTGCCCATGATTCTGGCCGTGAGGCGTATAGAGAAAGGCGGCCCAGCCGTTGTTCTCAGCTAGCAGTGGAGAGAGGGTTTCCCACGCCCGCGGCATCATTTTGCCGTGAGCCCACTCAGAAAATATAAGGCCAAAAGGATTAGGACCACGCAAGCGAGCAACAGCTTCGTCATCGTCCGCACCCATTATCTGATACATGCCACCGCCGGCCTCTGCACGCAATTCTACGATCATCTCATCGTTAATCTTGCGTTTGACAATCTCCGGAGGGAAACAAGCGTCGACCATGTTTATGGTAACGGTCCGGCCGTGCTCATTGACAATCTCTACTTGGTTGTTCCAAAAGTCGCGGCGACCTTGGTTTAGGGCCGGGAATA